CTCCTGAGGAAGCAGGGCACCTATTCGTGCCCTTACATCAGGAACCCGCAGCTTGCACCAGTACCCTACCCTAGTTTGAAGGTCTTCCTTTCGCTTGGAGTATTGCTGTTGCTCGTTTGCGTTGGAGCTTCGGCTGCCACAAGTGGCCCAGCTCCCGGAGGCGAGGTGATCCTCAGGCCTGTTGCACTGGCGCAATTGGCTGTACAGGACCACTTCACAGGCGAAATTAACAAGTCGTTTGCCCTAAACCCAGGGCAGGGAACATTTTCGCGCCAACCAGACCCCCAGGAATCGTGCGACAGCGACTTGTTCGTTTTCGTGTCTGCTGTAGACGAGATCATTCTCTCGAACCAGACTGAAGTCGTCGCACCTCCGCTAGAAATGGCTTCCTCCGCCAACCAGACCGACGAGGCTTTTTCTAACTTCTTTGAATCGGCTTCCTCTGTCAACCCGACCGACGCCGCCTTTTCTAACATCTCTAGCGCTTCAGACGACGAATTTGAAACTTGCGTCGAAGCTTGGAGAACGGCGTGGCTATCAGCAACCCTTTACCTCAGACAGACTATCGTAGCAGCGACAGCCACTACGGTCTATGCAGGTAGCAAGGCTGCGATTATCAAACAAGGATTTTCCACGCATCTTTCAGGTTTGCACGGTGTCGCTAACAAAGCGATTGCACGAGCACGAGGAGTTTTCAACTTTTTGTGTGTGCTTTGCGCACCGCTCCGCCTGAGCTTCCACGTTACATTGAGCCTAACCGACATGTTATCAGCAATACTCTTGACTGTATATGAGGTTTGGTTTGAAACCGTTTCGCTTTCAGCTCGGTTGTTGACTCGGCCCACGGCTGACCTCACAATCTTTGACACAGTGATTTTGTACGTATCGACATGCGTCGCAATAGCCGCATTCTCGTTTACTACGTATTACCTCACGAAAGCGCTATTAGCTCTGAAAGCAATTTCCACCAAGCTCATCAAGTTCTTGTGGAAAACCTTTCGGACTTATGGCGACGGTTGGAACTTTGCTAAAGTTTTTAGTGACGTGACTTCTCCCTCCACTATCCTTGAAGGGAAAAGAAAAGGAGCCACTCCCCTTGTAGTATCTCAATGTGTTGGAAACATCGTAGTCCTAACTGACGTAAATGGCGCTACGTACACCTTCAACTCGACCGGCTTGCCTCTGCAAACCTCCCAGGTAAAAACAGAGAGAAGCATCTCCGGCAGCGCTTTAGTGGCGCTTGAAAGCTGCAAAAGCCCCGTTGGCGAAATTTACTGCGGCGGCAAAATGGTGCTCAATCTTTCATTAGTGAAAAGCACCGTTGGGGACTCCCTATCCTATTCTCTGGTTACTTGCAATCACGGCTTGACCAGAGCAGTTTGGGATGACAGCTCCTTTAAGGTTCGCATCGGCAATGCGTACTATGACCTTAGGAACATCTCCGGTATTGGCGTGCCAGTTTTCTTGCTCGACACACACGGAGTTGACTTCACCATGGTGCCTATCACCTTGGACGCCTGTTCTCGCATCGGCCTGGCCGCCAGTTTGGCGCCTAAGGTTAGCTTTAACGGAGCGGCCGAGGCCAGCGACCAAGTCACACTTGTGCAACAGTTTGACGGAGTCCGCCACCAAGCCCAAGGGTTTTTGAAGGCCCCTAAGGAAATCGACGGCTATGAGTACATGATATCCCACACGTGCACAACTCGTGATGGGTCTTGCGGCTCTTTGCTCGTCACCGGCAACAACGCTGTCGGTATCCACCTGCTAGGCAACACTACAAAGGAAGAGAACTATTGTTTGGACCTTCCCTTTGCCATGTTTATGGCCGGCCGGCTCGACTATGAGAAAGTCGAAATCGGCAATTATGCAGATGGAGAGATCGCCACGGAAGGAACTGGAGCTGGCAGCAACCACGGTCGCAAAAAGCTTCACGACTATGACGACCTCCATGACCGCAAACAAAGGGGCTACAAGCAAGCTATGGTAGCCCGCGGTTATGACAGCGAATCGGCCGTAACTGGCTCACCGGTGTCTTTTCAACCGGGCGTTTCGTTGGCAACGCCTGGCATCACCGCGAAGCCAACAAAGAGTGCGTCTACGCAAACCGCGAAGGCAACCAAGAGCGCATCGGCGCAGACAAGTCTGTCGTCAATGGTTCAAGCGCCCCCACCGCCGCGCCCAGCACCTCAAGTGCCGGCCACGTCAGCTACTACAAAGCTGGTGAAGCTATCACTTCAGAATGCAGAGTTGGCAAGGGAATTGGCGAAGGCGAAAGCCTTAGCCTCTTTGCGCAAAAGATCCGCTCAACAATGCCAGATGCTCTCAAGCATTACGAGTCTACAAAGAAGCCCCTTGTCACTCCCTGTGATCCCAGAGATCTCGGAGATGGGACAACCCAAATTGGAACAGTCCCTCAAAAGGGCTTTAAAAGACTCCCTACCCCAGAGGTCCCCGTCGAAGAGCCTCTCCGCGCATGCGGGTACGACTTCTTCAACCCCAACAAAACTGGGGCTCAAGCTCGGGCGTCCTTCGTTGAAAACGCTGGGAGGACCAAAGCTAGCTGGGCACGGACAAGCCCCCCTTCAGAAGGGGAGTTTTGGACGTGGGCAGCCGGTAAGGATGTAGTGCAGCTGAGACATGATCTCAGCATCCCCGGCCTGCTCGTGGGCCGTGATAGGGACTTTGCCGTCTGCCTTATCACAATCACCGAGATGAACTGCCACGTAACGACCAAACTTGAAGAGGTCGAGACGTGTGACGACTTGGTTGCTGTCGTCTTCTCTACGTTCAACACAAAGGATGGGGCAAGCTCCCCAGGATATCCTTACATCAACTTTGCTTCGTCATACAAGGCGATTCGCGAAGACACCACGGTTTACGATGGAGTTACTCTGACTGAAATGATTGTCTATGACTCTGTTCTCACCATCCTCGCGCTAATTGAGGCAGGTCCAGATCTTTCTGCATTAGAATATTTGCAGTTCGGCGCTGCTTGTCTCAATACGCCCCACGTCAAGGGCGAGCCAAACAAGATGAAAAAGCTCCTTGCGCCGCGCATCGTGATAGCGCAAAGCGCCAACTGCCAGATAGCAACAACAGTGCTGTTTGATTTAGTACACCCCGGAATAGGCCACTCCCTTTACTGCGAAGGCTATGGCGTCACTTCCGACAAGCTTCTTGCAGTTAGGGACTATCTCATCAGGTCTCAAGACACGTACTTTCCCCGCGATTTACCAAAGCTCCTCAAGAGCGATGTTAGCGGATGGGAAACTTCGTTGTCTGCATCGTCTATTAGCTGGGTCATGTTCGCTTATTCGTTGGTATCAACGAGTAAGTACAACACGACAAGTCTATTTGCTTTGATTGGCACCCTCATAACAGAGGCTGCTTTCTTGCTAGACGGAGGCCTCGTCGTCGTCAAAAATGAGCGTGGCGGGCAAATTTCCGGCCACTACCTCACCACTAAGACGAACTCCCCTGCCCGGGGCATGTTTGCCATCAATGCTGGCAACATTCCCGTTTGCATGGGGGACGACACACTTGAGTTGAGTATGTCAGACATCGATGATCTCGTGTCTTCATATCTCTCCACTGGACTCACAGTCCGCGACGCCGAAGTTCACAGTGTTGACGAGTTTGAGTTTTGCTCCTCGCTCATCACTTACGTTCAAGGCGTTGTCCATCACGCTCACGCGAATTTTGGGAAGTCTATTTATAGGCTCCTCACTAAGGGCTGGTCTCTAGCACAGGCCACTCATTTGCTGACTCCTGGGTTTTCAGACCCCGACTCAGCGGCTGAGTTCGTGTCGCAGATGGAGGTTCTCAACAACGCGTTGGCCGCCGAAGGGTTCGAGTCTCTCGCAGACTTTGACTCGGCTGTCTGGAAGCGTCTATATGACGCTGATGCGTTCGTTCTTGAGGACCACCCTTCCTTTCATTAGTTCGGCACGAGCTGTCGCTGTTCGTGCCTGTGGAAATCCCAGCAGCGATGAAGAATACGAAGGGAAACAGACGGGCGCGCGTTGCGTCCGGCCCCCAAAGGGCCGCTAAGGCGGCCTCAACTAACAACGCAAAGCTTGCAAGTCAAGTTAACACGCTCCGCCAGAAGATTGACCAGATTGGAAAAGCCATCCCCAAGGGGACGTTTAGTACGCTGGGCCAAACTGCTGGCGGGGCTCTCGGCGGACCGCTCGGAGCCACGCTAGGTCATCTAGCTGGCAAAGGACTGTCCGCCATCACCGGCTACGGCGACTACGAAGTCAAGTCTAACACGCTTGCTACCGTCGCTACTAGCATGGACAGCGTTCCCCAGTTCTTTAGGAACGACCACACTGTCCGCATCAGGCATCGCGAATATGTCAAGGACCTAACCGTTCCTACCACACCTTCCGCGTTCACGCTTGAGACTTTTGCCCTTAACCCGGGCAACCAAGACCTCTTCCCCTGGCTCGCCAGTATCTCAAAGAGCTACCAGCAGTACAAGGTTCGAGGCATGGTCGTCGAGTACAAATCGATGACATCAGATTATGCTGCCGCCGGGCCTCTCGGCACCGTGGTAATTGCCAGCAATTACAACGTTGTTGACTCTCCCTACGACAACAAAATCGACATGGAGAACTCCGAGTTCGCAGTTTCAGCTCGCTGCTCTCAAAGCATCCTGCACGCAATTGAGTGTGCTCCCAAAACAGGCAGAGACGACTTTCTGTTTGTCAGGGACACTGGCAATGAGAACATCCTTGCCACCAACGACGCTAGGTTTTACGACTTGGCCTCTTTGCAGGTTGCAACTGTCGGGCTCCCAGGCTCCGCCGGAAATGTCCTCGGCGAGCTCTGGGTGTCATACGACATCGAGTTCACCAAGCCTATCGTACCATCGAGCCCTCCTGGCACATCTCAGATCTGTGAGATCAGAGCCACTGCTCCTACGATAGCTAACTCACTTGGTAAAGTGGGAACACGCAACGCCACGCTTCTCGTGGGCGACGACACTTTGCTCAGCTCCGAGCTTGATCCTTCGTCCACTGCAGCCATGTCGCTGTCCAGTACCACGAACTCTCCTGGCAACTCCACCTTTACGGTGCTGAAGACAGGATACTATAGGTTCGTCTATAGCGCTGTAATTGTAGGCACCGCTAATTCGACGGCCCCAACGGTCTTCACCATGGGCACCGGCACAACCGCGCCCATCATGATTGACGAGCACGCCGGGTGTTCAAGCACCAGGGCGTGTATCGACGTCTTCGTGTATTGTGGCCCCGGGAGTGTGGGCGGAACCATCACTATCAATGGTGGCGCCGCAACCACTTGGGGTCTCACGTCCGTCACGGTCATGAAAATGACGTTCTAACGCCCCGTTTTCGGCCAACCCCCAAAAAGTCAAGCGACTTTCTCGCTCTCAACGAGTTTTCATGGGACT